CAATACGGTGATAGCTGCGACTAAAAAGCATTGGTCGCACTACTCCAGAGAGAAAAAGAAATGGACTCAGATGGTGCGTGTGGAGGCGTTGGCCCAGAAGCTCACGCCAATCACGCAACCGGTATGGGTCAGGTCAGAATATTACTCAAAAAACAGACGTGCTGATCCGGACGGAATACGCATAGCAGCAAAGTATATCCTCGATGGATTGGTTGAGGCAAACGTGCTACCCGATGACTCGCAAAAATGGATCATCGGTTTTGTGGATCGGTTTGACGTGGATAAAAACGACCCACGTATCGAGGTCGAACTGATGCCGGAGCCGGATGGTTTATGAGCAAACAACTGCTGGTCGAAAAAACAGATGGCCATCTACACAACATTCACGCAGATCAGATCGTGGATGTGGTGCCGTCTGCGGAACCCGACCGGCAACCGTGCGCCATCATTATGCGTTACGGTGATCCGGTTTTGTTATCAGAAGAAACAAATGTGATACAAATCATTGAATGGTGGATAGAAAACTTAGAAACGTCACGTAAGCGCATGGGGGCCGGAGATACCGGCTGCGCTTAAGTGACTTGGGGGTGGGCCGTTCTCCTCTGCGGCTTGCCCCGTCTAATAAAAAATTGGAGAAAGAATGGAAGAGTACACCGCAACAACACTAGAACGAGCCAGACACGTCCTTAAAAGGTTTCCACTTTCGGACGGTGCAAAAATGGCAGTAGGTAAAGATCTGGAATACGGATATACATGGGCCGCGCTACCCGAAAATAAACGTGCGCTGGTGGCTACTATGCCACCGCTCAAACCAGGCGTGTTCACCGTTTTTACTACAGAAGGTCACACCTTAAATCTCACCGGCAACGCCCTAACCCAGATGATAACGAATGCCAGAACAAGACACAGAAACACGAAGGCCCGTATTGAGTCTTATAGATCACGCGAGGATAACCCTACACGATTTACTGGAACAGAAGGAACTGACTACACCTCCAGCGCGAAACGTCAGCAACGAGACTACGAGGCTGGCATTAGAAATACTTTCCGAATTGCTGGATGGGGCGACATGGAATTCACCTTTGCTGATGAAAGCAATAACCGAATTGATAGAACAAGAGGTGAAGTGGTTGCAGCGACAGAGCATTCATCACCAATGGCGCGAAGAGAACAAACCGATAGCGGCACGACGCTACGAGACACCCGGCCCGGCACCGCTGAAATTGTCACACGCGGTAAATCAGCGGCTTACGGAAGTGGGCCTCCGCTACAACCACGACAAGAAAACGTGGTGTGGGTGGCAGACGGACGAGATGGTGATAACCGCAAACGAATTGTTGTCCGTGCAAGGCAAAATGATTTAACAGGTGAATTATGAAACCACGCAAATTCGGATGGGCAGATAAAGCTGCTCCATATAAAAGCTGGCGCTATCAGTGGAACGTGTCTGGTGTGCATGATGTGGATCAAATAGAATGGCGTGGTGACTACCCTGTTGCCTTACTGGAGTTGACCACTAATCCAACGATCAATCAGGCGGTGAAAGACCGTGTAGCGCACCGTCTCTGGTTCCAATTTTCCGGTAAAAAGCTACGCCATGTAGCAAAGGCAGTAGGCGTTCCGTTTTACATCGTATTAATGGATTTAAACGTGGAGAACATAACAGTATGTCACCAAACAAGTCCGGACGCAAGCTGGGTCGATATGTCAAGAGATGTCTACCGGCACTGGCTCTCATCATTGGAGCCATTGCGATCTACCGAAGATACAAACGCAAGCAAGACTACGAACAGCCCATAGGATTGTAAAATGAGCAAAGATTTGACTGATGAGCAGATGGCAAAACTAAAAAACAACCCACCCAAAACGATCCAAGTCTTTGATCGTGAAACGGGTAACGATTTTCTGGTAAAGGAAATCACCGTCCACGATTGGGGTTTGGAAGTCGACATCGAAGTCTACAGGATGGATTAAACAATAAACTCGTAAAAGAATCAGGATCATACTATGCCGGATGAAATAGAAATCGAATATGAACTAACCATTCCAGTTGTAATCACTGCCGACATTTTGGGCGAAAACCGTGATGCTCGTTTTGACGAGCCGGGTGAGTGCCAGTATTCCGGCGACATCAAAATAACATGGAATCAGGACGACATCACAAACAAAATTGACAAAGACGAAATTGAAAGTTTGCGGAAAGCAATTGATGATGAAATTAATTACAGAGGGGCAACCAATGGATAACAGGAAATACAGAGATGTGGACATGTCGCCCGTCACGCCGGCACAACAACGAGTGCTGGATGTAATACGGCGACACTTGGAGGAACATAATCGCACACCAACCATCCGGCAGATATGTGAAGAGCTTGGACTCAAGTCTACGTTCAGCGTGTTCACGCAAATCACTCGACTACAGCGTAAGGGCCATTTGGCTGAAGGGCCAAGAGTTGCACTCAGTGACCGGTATCGAACGGTCGTATTGGAGAAGAGCGAATGAGCAAAATGGAACCGTTACTACTCACCCCTGATGAAGCTGCTGAAGTTTTGCGTATAAGCAAATCTTATCTCTACGATCTTAAATCAAGAGGCGATATTTCTTTTATAAAAATTGGAACAAATTTACGTTTTAGGCGTAGCGATTTAGAAAAATTTATTGAAAAAAAGGCGAAACATACGGAGCGTATTTTAAAGCAACAGGAGTTCGTTGTGTAAACACTTTCGATCATAATTCGATCAGTAGCGCATTTCATACCAAAACAACCACCTACGAATTGTCGTAAGTGGTTGTTTTTTATGGTGAGCCCGGCGCGAATCGAACGCGCGACCAATTGATTAAAAGTCCGTACAACACTCAATTACAAGCCATGTAAAAACAATACATTATAAATCATATCATTGTGTGCCAACGGTTTACATAAATCATGTCATTACTCTCGCTTACTCTCGCTTACTCGTTTTTGGACTTGACTTCGATCATAATTCGATCAATATTTGTGTATGCTTTAAACCCACACAGGAGCTTTAACAATGGCTAAACCCAAAGTTTATCACGTTGGACAAATCACCGTTAAACAAAGACCTAAATCTTCGCCGTATTATTACGCATGGTGGTTTGATGAAAATCAAAAGGAACATTTACGATCAACAAGAACCACCAATTTAAAAAAAGCATTACAACGGGCTAAAGAAATAGATGATGCTATAAACGGTGGCACAATAGAAAAGGTCGAAGAGGTAAAAAAAAACAGAGGCGTGACCTTTGCCCAAGTGACCCAAGAATACTTCAACGGCGAAACGCAAAACACGAAGAAGTTGCGTAAGCGTCGCCTTAAGGCCGTGACCGAAAAGTCTGCTGCTACGGTAAAAGGTGAGCAATCATTTGCGAGAACCATTTGCGCTCATTTTGGCGACCAGCCTGTAGCATCCATCACGGCACTGGACATCACGAAATGGCTGACCAAGATGTCGAAAAAAGGCGTGAGAAAGTTAGACGGTGGATGGACACCCAGCACCCGTAATCGCCATAAATCATTTTTCAGTTGTGTGCTACACTTGGCCGAAGAGAAAAACTACATCGCACGGTGGCCGATGGATGAGGTAGACCATGTAGACGAATTGGTCGATGAAAAGGATTTGCCCACACAAACAAAGTTTGACCAGTTATTGGGTTATTTGCCCCCCTACGTTTCGCTGATAATGAGCCTAATGCGGTATACCGGAATGAGGGCCGGTGAGCTACATAGCCTTGTTTGGCGAGATATAGATTGGACGGATAATGTTATCGTAATCCGACCAAGCAAAGAGAAAGCATCCAGAGGTCGAAAGATACCCATGAATGACTACGTGAGGCCCACACTGGATGGCTTACGCGGTGGCAGTTCATGGGTAAAAGAGAAAAGCGGTCACAAGGTGCCTACCATCTTTTGGCCGTCTGACGAAAACCTGGACGATTTAATCATACCCCCTATCAATATATATAACACACTCAAACGTGCGGTCCACCAACTTCTAGAAGATACTAAGCATTTAAAAGGCGAGGATCGGTGGACAATTAAAAAGGTCAATCGGCACATGATGCGACATTTGTTTGCTACCGATGGATCAGACAGGGGTATGCGTGATTCTGTCTTGATGGATATAGGTGGATGGAACTCTATCACGATGTTACGTCGCTATCGCCAAGAATCAGCCAAGCGCAATCAGGAAGAGATGCAACTTTTGAATGGCATCGCCGGTAAACCAAAACCAAAACTAAAAGCGGTCAAATCAGCCTAACACAAAAGCCGCACCGGGCGTGGCAACACCCACACGGATTGCCACAGTTTGTAAAAGCCCGGCACGGCCATTTGTTACTTGGCGTGGGCATCTACATAGGCTTGCCCCAGCACATATGCGGCGGCTACGAGTGCAATGGGCCATGTCACCTCTACAGCACCGGTCCCGGCGGCTGCACCGATTGCAGCGGTTACACCGAGTTTTCGGCTACCTAATTTTTCCTTTAAATCATTCAGAATTTTCATCGTTATCGCTTTCTGCACTGGCATCTGCCTGTAGGCTCTCCAGTGCCGTTATTGCGCCTGATTGACGCTGTATCAGGGCATTGAGTTCTGTTGCTTTGGATTGCGCCTCCTGGAGCATCTTTAAGGCCTCCTGGCGGTTCGTTGTTAACTCGTCGATTTTGTCTGCAACACTTGATTCGGTCATCTCACTCTCCTGTGGGTTTTGTTGGTTTATCGACCTCGTTTTTTGCTTTTTGACTTGCCCTTTTTACGCGCTTTTTTAGCGGCCTTCTTGCCGGCTGTTGTATAAGCGTAATGTTTACCGTCTACGACAGGTGACATAGCTAATCTCCTTTTTTAACGGCGAGTAAATCGAGTTGTCGTTCGATTCGTAATGCGCCTAATTCATTGTTGGCCACACTCAATAACGTGCCGGATTTTACGCCTCCGTCTTTGTCCGTTTCGTAGACGTAGAATGTGGTCGATGTGAGCGATGTCTTGCTGATCCGTGCCGGTCTACGCTCACCGCATACCTGTATCCAACATGTCTGATTCTCATCGTATTTTGATCCAAAGAACACCGCGCATCCGGCCAGTATGTTCTCTACAGAGTTTTTCAAAAACAGCAATGCAAACCCAACCACAAACAACCAGCTATACTGCTCTACCAATAGTCCAATGCCAGAATTTTCAGAAAATCTTTGTAACGCTTCGGCGGCTTCTGTTTCCATTTTTTATCTAAGCGATGTTTAGGGCTGCGCTTATCCATTAATTTCCTACGGTTCAGCAATTTTTCCATCCAACTCCAAAAGCGGTTCATCAGCTTTTATTGGTTGCCTTGTAGACTTCGGCAAACATGACCGTCATAAGCCACACGATCAAACCGTATACCGCCTCATGGTTCCAGAACTCCATCCATTTTTTGTCGGCTCCGTTACGTGCAAATGGAAATCCGATTGTATGCCAGAGTTGATATAAGATGGTCACACACACAGCAGCACCACCCGACCAGGCAGCAGCTTTCTTCGATTCATCAGCCGCTTTTTGTTTACGGCTCATTGTAACGATAGACCGCTTGGCATGTTTCAATTCACCCTTCAACCCATCACGGTCATGCTTGTATTCTTTAGCAATGATGTTTTCATTGCTCACCTGTTGACGCAGATGTTCAATTTCTTTAACCGCCTCGACGTAAATTCGCCTTTGCCGCTCCGCAGAGGGTATCTGCTCTGGTGGTGGATATTTTGCCGGACTCATCTTTAGCTGTCTATTGTAGGCCGTGTGTCTGGAAATCCAGCGTCAGCGTCATTGGGCCATTGACGCAATTTGATCCTATACGACATTATCGCAGCATGCTCAGGATGGTCTGTCACTGTTACAAATTTATCGGTTCGATTGAGTTCAGCGTCTCGCCACAAACGAGCCTCAAATCTGGCTGTCTCCGCTTTTATCTCTTCTGATTCTTGCGGTACAGGTATTAATTCATAACTACCTCCACCTGCGACTATTCGTGCCATTTCCTCTGTTGCGACAATATTACCTGTTGTGCCATCCTCATAAGTTATTTTGTAGTCTGCCATATTTATTACCCCATTGAAGTTGGAAAAATTAAAACAACCCCTGACGCACCTTTTGCAGGTAAGCACCAACCTGAACTGTCCGTTGTACGTTGCGCTCCACTACCTGCGCCCATAGACACACGCGATCCGTAAGCCTTCTCAAAAGAATCTGCTACAACTGTGCCTTTGCCCCCTTCAAATGGGCCAGTGGGTTGTCCTACGTATTTATCATATGTGCCTCGACAATCAAAACGAGAATTTGCGCCACCATTCATAATCTGACCTGCTGTGTATTTGTTTGTTGTGTTTGCATACGCACTCCCCCCTGCATATGAATCACCAGGCCCCCCTGCATATGTACCAAACTGTTGCTCGTCATAGGAAAACAGTTCTGGAAACGGAGACAGCGTAACAGGTATGTCTTGACTCTGACCACTGCCCTGCTGATCCATCGACCCTTTTGGCGTAGAATACAATCCAACTTCTTGATACTGATTTAACGCGCCACCCCAACTAAACTCAACAACACTCGATGTGGACGCACCTGTTATACCTGCTTGACCATTGGAACCGTTCATCCATAGGCCTGTGGCACCACCTCCACTGGCTTGGCGTGTAGAGGCACAAGCACCCCCACTTCCACCTGTATAATTAGCGATATTGCCACCACTCGCTGAACCACCTGCACCCCCTGCACAACCTGCACTTGAAGCCTTAGCCCCTGCGCCACCACCATTGCCTGTCATAAATGTTGATCCACCTACGGCAATAGTGGTATTACCCCCTGCGGTACCCGTTTCTGCAGCTGCAGAAGATGTGATTGATGTTGAACCCCCTGCACCGATTGTTATAGTGTAAGCGGTTGACGCAAGAAATACGTATTTACTAACGGCTGTTCCACCAGCCCCTCCACCTGATGCTGACGAATCGAAATTCTGGTTTGAACACGCTCCTGATCCACCTGCTCCAATACAGTAAACTATTGCTTCAATGTTGCACGATGGGGTCCATGTATCAGTTGCAGAAAACATGATGTTGGGCAACCCTGTGTCGCCACCTTTTTGTCCTAAAACTGCCATTTAAAATCTCCTTTTATAAACTCATCCAAGAGTCAATAGTTCCATCCACAAAAACGAGTTGCACCGCGTTGCCTTTGGGCAGTGTTCCATCAGCGGCCACCTCGTCAATTTCTTCACTGTTACGCGCTATAGTTACAAGCGCAGCTCCAACATTTTTAATCGTCACTGTGTTACCTGCGGATGGGCTACTTGGCAACGTAACCGTGAATGGAGTCGATGCGTGGTTACATATCAACTGGTCACCACTGCTTGCCGCATAGGTGGTCGTTTTAACCGCCCAATCACTATATGATCCACCCCCAACCTCAGTGCCGTTAACGCTAAAAACCTTACTCGCTGCAAGGTCTATACCGCCATCATCAATCGTAGCGATTTCAGCTTCGTCAATATAAAATGACACCTTACCGTGATCGCCCGTACCGCTTGCGGTTTTTGTAGTAAATCTGAGTTCTTCAAGCGTCTTATTCGACCCACCATTTAAGGCTTCTATAAACAATGCCTCTGTAGCCGATGTGCCGATAGATAGTGATGTATCTGCGTTATTATTATCATCGTATACAGTGACATCACCAGCCGTCACTACAAGCGATGCTGTACCTGCACTTAGCGTAAGGTTGTTGTTGCCACTCGTATCAATAGAGGTGGCACCGTCAAACGACAATGTAGTAGCATCGGACGCTATGGTTCCGGCATCCAAACTCAGCGTAGCACTACCGGCATCTATCGTTATTGCGTTGTTGCCGGAACTGTCTATTGTAGCGGCACCATTGAAACTCAGCGTATCACCGCCTATATCTACGTTGCCCTCAAAATCAAGTGACCAGGATGCGGTTGTAGCATGTGGGGTAATGGTTAGACCTGTGACAAATGTTCCGGCACTTGCTATATCGTTACCGAAGGTCAGTATTCCACCATTAGCTGCATTAATTTTCCAATCGTCACCAGCATCAGCACTGGCATCAGCAGACAACACAATCGCTACAGGTGCATCATCTACACTGGCCTGTATCAGTAGGGCATCAGCACCAGCCTCATCGTATTCTATTTTAATGTCATCATTAGAACCGAAAATGATCTCTTTTGAATCGGCCATCGTGATCGAGTTTGCACCGCTGACGTTGATGCTATCGTCTACGATCAAACCACTGTTTTGGCCTGTTTTGCCACCCGTTCCGTCAAAACGAACTAAAGCGTTGTCGGTAGATGAACCAGGCCCACTAAAGTCACCAGAGGATATAGCACTGCCAGCTATGGTATATGCTTTACCAGACGCAAGATCAATTCCACCATCATCAATGGTTGCAATCTCAACCTCGTCTATGTACCAAGTGACTTTGCCGTGATCGCCAGTTCCAGAGGCCGTCTTGGTTGTAAACCGCAACTCTTCTAAAGTCTTATTTGAGCCACCGTTAAGAGCCTGTACAAACAGAGCTTC